GCTCAGCCCGCCGCCCCCGCCACGCCCGCGGCTCAGCCCGCACCGATCAAGTACCAAGGCGACCCGGACGAGTACGTCCGCGAGCTGCGAAGCGAGGCACGCACGCACCGCGAAGCCAAGGAAGCCGCCGAGGCCCGCGCCGCGGAGCGCGAGCAGGAACGCGACGCCGCCGCCGCCGAGCGGGACACGCTCAAGCGTGAGCGGGCCGTGCTCCTCGCCGCCCCCCGCCTCGGCGCCCACGCCGACCTGCTGCTCGACTCCTCGAGCTTCACCACGGCCCTCGCCGCTGTCGACCTGGCCGACCAGGCCGCCGTCGACAAGGCGATCACAGACGCGCTCGAGAGGAACTCGGCGTTCAAGGCAGGACCCACCCTTCCCGGAGCAAGCGGCCCCGGGCACCAGGGCGGTCGGCCGACCCCCACCACCACCCCTACCCTCGACGGCGCCGTGAAGGCGCACTTCGGGGGCTGACTCCACTGAGGAGATGAACCATGCCCGTTACTATCGCCGAGGGTAAGTCCAACGCGACTACCGACCTCGACGTGGCGGTCATCGACGAGTTCCGCAAGCTCGATGCGGTGCTCGACACGATGATCTTCGACGACGCCGTCAACCCCGCCGGCGGCGGCGCCACGCTCGACTACGGCTACCGCCGTCTCGCCACGCAGCGCAACGCGGCCTTCCGCGCGCTGAACACCGAGTACACCCCCGAGCACGTCACCACGGTGAAGGTCGGCGTGACGCTGGCCCCGCTCGGTGGCTCGTTCGAGGTGGACCGCGTCATCGCGAAGATCGGTCCGGCCGCGTCCGGCTCCGTCGCGCTGAACCTGTCCCAGGCCATCAAGGCCACCCGCACGAAGTTCCAGGACGCCGTCATCAATGGTGACACCGCCGTCGACGCGAATGGCTTCGACGGTCTCGACAAGGCCCTCACCGGCTCCACCACGGAGACCGGCGTCGGCGTCGTGACCGACTGGTCCGACTTCGACACCAACCCCCGCGCCGAGCACCGCGCTCTCGACAAGATCGACGAGTTCCTCGGCCTGCTCGACGGCGCTCCGACCGTCATCCTCGGCAACTCGTCGGCACTCGCTCGCGTTCGTGCCGCCGCTCGCCGCGCTGGCCAGTACACGAAGGACCCCGTCGAGGGGCTCATCGGCGCCAACGGCCGCCCGATCGAGCGCGAGACCTACGGCGGCGTCATCTTCGCAGACCCGGGCAACAAGCCCGGCACGAACAACCCGATCATCCCGATCCGTTCGGCGACGGTCGGCGGCTCCGCGCAGACCGGTCTCACCGACCTGTACGCGTACCGTGTCGGCCTCGACGGCTTCCACGGCGTGTCCATCGTCGGCGGTCAGCTCGTGCAGACCTGGATGCCGGACTTCTCGTCGGCCGGTGCCGTCAAGAAGGGTGAGGTCGAGCTCGGCCCGATCGCCGTCGCTCTCAAGGCCACCAAGGCAGCTGCCGTGCTGCGCAACGTGAAGGTGCGGTGATCCACATGGCGAAGAAGACCATCGAGACGCCCGTCGAGGGATTCGACGGCATCGTCGCGGGCGTGCGGTTCGTCGACGGCAAGGGATCCACGGACGACGAGGGCGCGATCGCGTACTTCGAGCGTCAGGGGTACAAGGTCAGCGGCCACGTCGATGACGACGCCGAGCGGGAGTTCCCCCTCGGCGACCCGTCCGACAAGTGGACGAAGACGCAGCTCCTCGCGTTCGCGAAGGCGAACGGCATCCAGATCGAAGCCGACGTGAAGACGAAGGACGACATCTGGGCGGCGATCAAGCCCGGCGGCACCCCCTACAAGGGCGTCACCACCCCGGAGGGTCAGGCGCTCGTCAACGACGCCACCGACCCGAAGGACGACGAGATCAAGGACCAGGAAGACCTCCCGGTCAAGTAACCGTCACCGCTCCCCGCACGGCGCGCACACGCTCCGCCGTGCGGGGAGCACCACGACACGTAGCTCAGCGGATAGAGCCACGGGACGCAGGTTCGAGTCCTGCCGTGTCGACCACCCAGAGGAGGCATCATGCGCATCATCCACCCCCAGCCCGTCGCCGGCCGCCAGACGCAGTTCGACGTCGAGTTCATCGACGGTGTCGCGACGGTCGAAGCGCTGCACCCCGAGCGGGAGCTCGCGCTCCGCCAGCACGGGTTCCGCTTCGAGGAGGACCCCGAGGTCGTCGCGCCCTATCACGGCGGTCTCGGCGAGCCGATCGTCGACCTGACCACCATGACGATCGCGCAGCTGCGCGAGATCGCCGATATGGACGGGATCGACCTCCCGTCGAAGGCGAAGCACGCGGAGATCGTCGAGATCCTGTCGCGCGTCCCGGCGAAGCCCATTCCGGGCAGCGTCGAGAGCGGTGACGGGTCGTATGTCTCGCCCGCTGTCGGCGAGTTCGCCACGGTCGAACTGCCCGACGGCACCATCCTCGGCGACGGGACCAGCATCGTCACCCTGAGCGCCACGGAGGACTGAGATGCCGCAGCGCGTGTTCGCCACCCCCTCGGACTACAGCGAGTACGCCGAGGAGGACTTCGCGGACGACACGCTGCTCACGAAGCGGCTGCGGTCCGCGTCCGTCGAGGTGGAGAAGCTGATCCGCGGCGCCGTGTACGACGTCGACGAAGACGGCTACCCCACCGACGCGGACACCGCCGAGGACCTCGCTGAGGCGACGTGCGCGATCGTCGAGCACTGGGCCGAGACCGACGACCCTCGCGGCATCGACGCGGTCCAGGGGGCCGTGAAGATCGGCTCCGTGTCCCTCGGCACGACGTCGTCCGGCTCGGACAACCTGACCGCTAGCGAGAAGCTCGCGCGCCGCATCGGCGACAAGGCCGTCGACATTCTCACGACCGCGGGCCTCATCGGCTCCTCGATCGCGCACACGTAGGAGGTCGCCGTGGCTCGACTGCGGAAGAAGCACCTCCCCCACCGTGTTGCCGTGCAGCCGTTCGACGGTGACGGCGCCGAGGGTGACATCTGGGGCGAGGAACGCTTGGACCGGCCCGCGTACGTCGAGCAGAAGACACGCCTCCGCGTCGACCGCCGGTCCACCTCCCCCACCTCCGGGCAGGAGATCACCTCGACTGTCTTCGTCGTGATGCTGCCCGAAGACGACACTGCACCGCGGTCCCGCGTGACCGTCTGGGAGGGCACGCCGCGCGAGCGGACCGCCGAGGTCATCGACTCCGCGTTCTTCGATTACCGCGGCGCCCCGTCCCACGTGGAGCTGTACCTCGAGTAGGGAGACCCCATGGCCGTCCGCGTGCAGGTGACGATGACGAACCGCCTCGGCGAGCTGACCGACGAGATCGCCGCGCGCCTCATCTCCGGGGAGAACAAGGCGGCCGAGCGCGGCCTCACTCTCTCCCGCCAGATGGTGCCTTTCGACACCGGGAACCTCTCCGGGTCCGGGACCGTCGAGCCCGCCGTCACCGCCGAAGAAGGCGCCGGCATCGTCTACGACACCCCGTACGCGGCCCGCCTCCACGAGCACCCCGAGTACGACTTCTCGAAGGACTCGAACCCGAACGCGCAGGGCAAGTGGCTCGAGAACGCCGTCGTGGAGAACAAGAAGGAGCTCGGCGACATCATCCGGAACGAGGTGCAGGGTGGCTGACGCCCCGGAGATGATCCTGAACCGCGCGCTCGCGCAGCTGCTCCACACCTCCGGCCTCGCCGTCCACCACGCCACTGGGACCATCCCCGAACGCGGCATCCGTCTCGACGGCGTCATGCCCACCAAGGTCGACGAGTTCACGCTCCTCACCCCGCTCCGCCCCGTCCCCGAGGGCCGCGCGGACATGGTCTGGCGCACGCAGATATACACCCGACGCAAGGGCGGCGTCGCCGTCGCGCGCGCCTGGGGTGCCGACCTGCGCGCCGTGCTCGACCAGAAGGAGTACGTCCCCAACGTGCTTGGCATCGGCTGGGCGTGGGAGTTCTCCGCCACCGACTTCGACCCCGACTCGCAGGGACGCGCGGCCGTCGCCGCGACCTACTACTTCCGCGGCCGCCGGCCGTAGGAACCCCGCCGGAAGCGCCGGCACACCACCCACGAAGGAGGCGGCCATGGCCGACACCACCCTCTACGACACGATGGCGCCCTCCGCGGGGTCCGTCGCGCTCGCGCACCAGCGCCTGATCCGCATGCGGCAGAACGGCGTGTTCCAAAACATCACGGGCGACATCAACAACCTCGCCCTCAACCCGACGAAGATCAGCGTCCCCCGCGAGGTGTACGGCCAGAAGGGCCGCACCCGCGAGGACATCATCGGCTACAACTACGCCCCCACCTTCGACGTCGAGGTCGTCCGCGACCCCGTCACGAAGCAGATCGTCGCCGCGCAGGCGTGGTTCAAGGACCTCGTGAGCGCCGCGTTCTCTGAGGGCGAGGCGAACAAGCGCGAGTTCCAGCTGTTCACCGACGCGCTCGACGAGGACATGCCCGTCGTGCAGGGCAAGTTCTCCGTCGCGTACGCCGAGGGGAACACGGGCTTCGCCGACAAGGGCATCGTCCGCATCACCCTCCAGTCCGACGGCATCGTCCCGCGCATCGCCTCTCCGATCGCGGGCAACGGGTCGCCGATCCTCGAGTCCGCCACCCCCGCCGGTCTCGCCCCCGGGGACCTGCTCAAGGTCCGCGGGTACAAGCTCGGCACGGTCGTCAGCGCGACGATCGACGGCCAGACGGTCACGAAGATCCTCAAGGTCGACGAGTACACCGTCGCCCTGCTGATCCCGGCGACCGTGTCCGGCTCCGCGCCGATCACCGTCACCAACGACGCTGGCGTGTCCAACACGCTGCCGTACACCGCGGCGTAAGTCAGGGAGGGCAGGGACTCCATGACTGTGCACGCCGAGAAGGTCGGCCGCGACCTTCACCTCACGTTCGACGGCATCGAACAGCCGTTCATCATCCACCCGCTTCCCGGTCGCGCCGGGGTGCAGATCACCGACACGTACCTCGCCGTCTCCGCCGGGCAGCAGAACCGCGCTCAGGAGATGACCGAGGCGCTGCAGATCGCCGCCGACGGTGGCCGTCAGAACGCCATCACCGGCCGGTGGGAGCCGCGTCCGGACGCCGAGCAGGTCAACTTCAACCGCATCGGTCTCGAACTGTCCCAGGACGAAGCCGAGTCGATCCTCATGCCCGCGTTCTTCTGGCAGACCGTGCTCGGCCCCGACGGCGTCAAGGCGTACATCGAAGGCGGTGAGGGTCTCGCTGGCACCCTAAAAGCCACGGGGGCGCTGTCCCGGCGTTTGGGTCTCTTGGCCCCGAGGACATCGCCCGCGGCATCCGCGACGGCCTGATCATCGGTGTCGGCCGACCCGACGCGAACGGGGTCTACCCCGAGCTGATCTACACCCCCGAGTGGCAGGCGCAGCGTGCCGCGTCCGCCGAGCGGCACACCCGCAAGGACGACGGCTCCGGCCTGACGACCTCCGAGTTCTGGGGGCTCGTCTGGCCGGAGCTGTTCGGCGAGGTCGAACTCGACCTCGCCACCGCGGGGCTCGTTCCCGACCTGGACCGCGCGCTAGACACCCGCCCCTGGCACACCGTCCGCGGAGCGATCTACCGCCTCCCCGACATCGACACGACCTGGGTCGGGAAGGCGGTTCGGCATGTTCGACGCGGGCGCACTGGTCTTCAAGATCCAGACGGCGGGGGCGCAGACCTTCCAGTCGGACATGGCGTCCGCGGACCAGGCGATCGAGAAGGTCGGCCGGACATCAGCTGAGGCCACCCCCAAGGTCGAGCGCACAGGCGACGCCGTCGACAAGACCGGGAAGAAAGCGAAGGACGCGAAGGCGCCCCTCGACGAGCAGGCGAAGTCCACGAAAGGCGTCGGCGACGAGTCCGAGACCGCCGCCAAGAAGCAACAGAAGCAGGCTCAGTCGACCGAGGAGCAGATCGCGGCAGCCCGAGAGCTGTCGAAGGTCCTCCTCGTCGCCGGCGCCGCAACCGCCGCGGTCGTGGCGCTGTCGGTGGCGAAGTACACCGAGTTCGACAAGGCCATGTCGCAGACGGGCGCCGCCACCATGGCCACCGCGAGCGAGCAGCGGGAGCTCGGCGAGGCCGCACTGAAGGCCGGCGCCGACACCGCCTACTCGGCGTCCGAAGCCGCGGCCGCGGAAGAAGAACTGGCGAAGGCTGGCCAGTCCGTCTCCGACATCGTCGGCGGCTCCCTCAACGGGGCGCTCGCCCTCGCCGCCGCGGGGCAGCTGCAGGTCGCCCGATCGGCCGAAATCATGGCGACGACGCTCACCCAGTTCCGCCTCCCCGCGTCCGAAGCGGCGCACGTCTCCGACGTCCTCGCCGCCGGGGCTGGCAAGGCGCAGGGGTCGGTCGACGACCTCGCCCTCGCGCTGAGCTACGTCGGCCCCCTCGCCGGGTCCGTGGGGCTCTCGCTCAACGAGACCGCCGGAACGATCGCGTACTTCGCAACGCAGGGCATCATCGGCGAGAAGGCCGGCACCTCCCTCCGCGGCGTGCTCGCCAGCCTCCAGGCGCCCTCCATGGCGGCGGAGAAGGAGCTCGCGAAGTACAACATCAGCGTCTTCGACGCGCAGGGCAACATGCTCTCCCTCGCGGGGATCGCTGACCAGCTGCAGAGCAAGCTCGGCGGCCTCACCGAGCAGGAGCGTCTCGCCGCGCTCGGCCGCATTTTCGGCAACGAGTCCCTCAACGCGGCGACGCTGCTCTACGAGGGCGGCGCCGACAAGATCACCGAGTGGACCGACGCGGTCAACGACTCCGGCTACGCCTCCGAGCAGGCCGCCATGCGGCAGGACAACCTCGCGGGCGACATCGAGAAGCTCGGCGGGGCGTTCGATACCGCCCTGATCCGCACCGGGTCCGGCGCGAACGACGTCCTCCGACAGATGGTGCAGATCGCGACGCAGCTGGTCGACAGCTACGGCGAGATGCCCGCGCCGGTGCAGGCTACTGCGCTCGGCCTCGGCGTGGCCGCCGCGGCAACGCTGCTCTTCGCGGGCGGCGCGGTGCAGGTGCGCGCCCGCCTGATCGAGTTGCAGGCCGAGTTCGCCAAGACGAACGCGAGCATGCGCACCACCGCCCTCGTCGGCGCTGGTGCCGCACTAGCGCTCACCGGCATCGTCACCGTCATCGCGCTCGTCATCGCCCGCCAGGCCGAGATGAACGCGGGCGCTGCCGAGTTCGCCGACAGCCTCGACGAGGTCACTGGCGCCGCGACCGAGAACACGCGCGCCATGATCGCGAAGAAGCTGGCCGACGCCGGCGTCTTCGAGCAGGCGAAGAAGGTCGGCCTCAGCCAGAAGGAGCTCACCGACGCCCTCTACGAGGGTGGAGCGGCCGCTGACGACGTCATCCAGCGGTTCAAGGACGCGAGCTTCGCCACCGGCGGCTTCGACATCGGGCTACAGGACGCGAGTCGCGCCGTCGACGACATGAACACGCAGCTCATCGATTCGAAGACCCGTCACGACGACCTCAAGGCCGCCACCGAAGGGTCGACGGCGGCGACAGGGGCGGGCACGGAGGTCACGGAATCCGCGGCATCCGCGTATCTCGAGGCGTCCGAGGGCGTCCGCTCACTGGAGGACGAACTCAGCAGCCTCATCGACACCATCAACGAGGCAAACGGCGTCGGCCAGGACGCGGTGAGCGCGAACATCGACTACCAGGACGCGCTCGCGAAGGTCGACGAGACCATCCAGAAGGCGCGCGAGGGCCAGGAAGGTTACTCGATCTCCCTGGACCAGGGCACTCAGGTCGGCCGCGACAACCTCGGCATGCTGAACGACCTTGCCGCCTCGTCGCAGAACGCCGCGGACAAGCAGTTCGCCCTCGATGGGAACACGCAGAGCTACCGGGCTTCGCTCGAGGCTGGCCGGCAGGCTCTCATCCAGCGGGCGCAGGACCTCGGTTACAACGCCGACGAAGCTGCGTCGCTCGCTGATCAGATCTACCGCATCCCCTCCGAGACGGACTGGGAGGTCATCGCGCAGACGTCCGGCGCGCGACGAGAGCTGGAGGGCTTCTTCACCTCCTACAACGGGCGTCGGATCAACGTGACCGTCGACGCCACCGGCGGGCAGACCTATCAGATCGCCGGGACGACGGTGAAGTACAACGCCGACGGCGGGAAGGTCGAGTTCTACGCGGACGGCGGCCGACGTGGCGAGAACCACGTCGCGCAGTTCGCTCGTGCCGGCACCTACCGGGTGTGGGCCGAGGACGAGACCGGCGGCGAGTGGTACCTGCCGAACTCTCCCGCCAAGCGCGACCGGTCCCTCGTCATCGCTCAGCAGATGCTCAACGAGTGGGGCTTCGAGATGGTGCCCAAGGGCGCTTCCTCGGGGCCCGCGGTGGGTACGTCGTCCGCTGCACCGTCGCTCGACGGCATGGTCCTCACGGGCACCCTCCAGATCGGCGGTGACGGTCTCGGCCGCATCATCGACGGACGCATCCACCAGGCACGTTCCGAATCCAGCCGCAACCTGTCGAGTGGGGAGTCCTCCCGGTGATCGCTACCCTCGTCGCTCGCACCGACTTCGCCCCCGTCCCGCGAGTCGAGTTCCGTCTCGACCCGCTCGACGTGGTCGATGGCGGAGCGTCCGCCGCGCCCGGGTCGAACGTGGTCAGCGGGGGTTCACCGGCCAGCACGGGCGATGAGGTGAACGGTGGTGCGGCGTCCCTCGTGGCCGTCGATGTGCCCACCGGCACAGAGACGGTGACGCTCTGGCGGCTCGACGGCGACCGAGACCGGAAGATCCAGGGGGCGGTCAACCGCCCCCTCGGGTCGACCGTCTCGATCCTCGACTACGCCGCCCCGCCGAACGCGTCCTGCTCGTATGAGATCGAGTTCGAGAACGCGGCCGGCCCCATCGGTCGTGCCGCGGTCGGGACCACGTTCCTCCCCTGGGATGCCCCCTCGGAGTACGTGCTCATCCAGAACCCGCTCAACCCGAACCTTAACGCGCTCGTGAAGAACATGTCGGGCTCGTGGCCGTCCATCCAGCGCACCGTCCCGGGCGTCGACATCGTCACCGAGGGTGAGGACCTGCCGATCTTCGTCGGTGCCGGTCCTCTCAGTGGCATCCAGGACCTCGCGGTCGACTTCCTCGCCGAGACGCGCGAGACCGCCGGGAAGGTCTGGGCGACGCTCGGAACCCGCCAGAACCCGCAGATCAAGGTGTGGCTGATCCGGTCGCCCAACCCGGGTGTGCTGCCCGCGGTCTTCTACGGACGGGTGTCCGCGCCGCAGGAGATCGACGAGACCGTCAGCGAGGCGACCGCGACCCGAGTGTCTCGGTTCCGGGCGACGCTCACCGAGACGCGTCAGCCCGCTCCCGCGCTGCTCGCCCCGTCCTTGCGCTACTCCGACCTCGCCGCGGCGCTCGGCGGCAGCTACACCAGCATCGCTCGCGCGCTGCCCCGGTACAGCCAGTGGGCGTCCGCGTGGGAATACTCCGGCGCCGCCGGGTGAGGAGGCTCCCGTGAGGCAGGTGTCCGACCGCACAGCGCAGGCCCTCGCCGACGGCGGGTACGACGTGCAGTGGGTCTTCGACCTCATGTACGACGGCGACCGGCGCCTCGCGAACGTCGAGGTCGAGCGGGCGCCGGCGCTGACATGGGACGGCACGCGGTTCGTCGTCGGCACCGGCACGTCGCGCGTTGTCTGGACCGACGACCACGCGAGGTCACTCATACCCCGCGAGATCGGCGACTGGTTCTCCCCCTTCGGCGCGGAGATGCAGGTCGACTGCCTGATCGGTGGGGGCGTTTTCACCGAGCGAGTCCCGACGGGCCGGTTTGTCATCACCGACGTCCCGGACGCCGTCGAGGCGCGCATGCTCTGGGAGGGACGCCTCATTCACCCCGGGGAGGCTTTCACCGTCGAGCTCAAGGACCCGCTGGTGCGGGTGCAACGCGACGACTTCGCCTTCCCCACTGCCCCGGCGACAGCATCGACGTGGAACGAAGTGCAGGCCATCACCGGCCTCCCGGTGATCCGCAACGTCCCGGACGCGGCCGTTCCCACGGTCACCTACGAGGGGTCGCGGGAAGAAGCCGTGAAGACCCTCTTCGACCGGATCGACGCATGGCCTCACATGGACTCGACCGGAGCGCTCACGGCCCGACCGAAGTCATGGCCGAACCCGGTCGGGGTGCTCCGCAACGTCGTCGCGGCGCCATCGTCAATGACGTCGACGTACACGTACAACCGGGTCGTCGTCGTCGGGAAGTCGCCCACCGGCGACGCCCTCTACGGCGTCCGGGAGGTCACAAGCGGGTTTCTCCGCGTCCGCAACGAGAACGGCTCGCAGTCGCCCTATGGGGGTGCCACCTACCGGTACGCCTCGGACATGCTCACCACCCAGGAGCAGGTCGACGCGTACGCCGCGGAGCTGCTCCCCCGGGTGGCGCGCATCCGGTCCGTGACCCGGCAGGTGACCGTTGCATTCAATCCCCTCATCGAGGTCGGCGACGTTCAGACCTTCGCTGACGCTGCTCGCTTCGGCGGCGACCCCGTCCGCGTCCAGCGCGTTATCCCCGGAGACGGGGTGACGTCACTCACGGTGGAGGTGCCCGATGCTGGATGACGCCGCCGTACTCCGCCTCCTCGGCAAGAAGAGCCGCGTCACCACGTACGTGGGCCGGTACGTCGGCAACGAAGGAATGACCGCGCTCGTCGACCTCGGCGCCGAACGCATCCACGTCCCCTTCCTCACGAGCATCGTCCCCGAGACGAACGAGGCCGTGCACGTCTGGTCAATCGACGGGTCACTCTTCCTGGTCGGTACGACGGCACCGAAGCCCGGCATGGGCGTCGTCGTCACCGCCGTCGGTGAAGACCAGGTCCGAGTCGCCACCGACTTCGGTGACTTCGTCATGCCGTACGGTCCACCGACAGAGCCCCCGGCATCCGGCGACACCGTCGCAGTGATCTGGCCGGGCCCGTCCTGCGTGAAGCTCTCCACCTCCCCCGACCC